ATACATGGACAAGTATGAAGAAGCTGCGCTTCTGTTCTACGATTCAGAGTTCGGTACTCCGCAATCCTACTTCAGTTCCTTTGGTATTGATCAGGATCGCGTTCTTCATACTCCGATCACTGACGTCGAGCAGCTCAAGTTTGATATTATGCAACAGCTGACCAACGTTGACCGCGATGACAAACTGATCATCGTGATTGATTCAATCGGTAACCTTGCGTCGAAGAAAGAAGTTGAAGATGCGTTGGATCAAAAGTCTGTTGCTGACATGAGCCGCGCAAAACAGATCAAGTCTCTGTTCCGTATGATAACGCCGCACCTGACAATGAAAGACATTCCGATGGTTGTGGTTAATCACACCTACAAAGAAATTGGTTTGTATCCCAAAGACATTGTTGGTGGTGGTACTGGTTCCTATTATTCTGCCGATAACATTTTCATTCTTGGTCGTCAGCAAGAAAAAGAAGGAACCGAAATCGTTGGCTATAACTTCATCATCAACGTCGAGAAGTCTCGATACGTTCGCGAGAAGTCCAAGATCCCTGTTGCAGTATCGTTTGAGGGTGGTATAAGTAAATGGTCGGGATTGCTTGACATTGCACTAGAAGGTGGATTCGTACAGAAACCTTCCAATGGCTGGTACTCCAAGACTGACCTTGCAACTGGCGCCATGGAAGACAAGAAGTATCGTTTGAAAGATACCGATACTGAATCCTTCTGGATGCCGATACTTAACTCAAAAGAATTTCAGGAATATGTGAAAAAGACCTATATGGTTTCAAGCACTCCGATTCTTGGCTCAATGGGAGATGATGATGAAGATAATGAGTTGGATACAGAATAAACTTGAGAAGTTGGGAATTGCATATCGAAAGAAATACTATTCCTCCGGTGAATTTTATGAGTATGCAATCGACGTCACTTTAGAAGAATCTCAGGCTCTTCCTATTCGCATTCTCAAAGGTAAGTATGCTGGCGTTGTGTATTGTTATGATACCATAAGAATCACAGAAGAAAACGTTGACGGCACGGCAGATGCGGTTTATAATATTGAGGTGATTCAGTATACTGATAAACTCAAGAAGAACTTCTACGAAGACAAGAAATTTCTGAAAGTTGTTGGGAACATTTTGCTTGCGCTTTTCTGGGATACAATTCAAGACCAGAAACAAAAACAGGAAGGAAATTTAGATGATGAACATCGAGAAGATTATATTGAAGAACCTCATGTCGGAAGAACAGTTCGCTCGAAAGATTCTGCCGTTCATTAAGGAAGATTACTTTCACGATAAAAGCGAAAGAACAGTTCTTCAAGAAGTATCGAAGTTCATTCATAAGTATAACAAGATTCCTTCGTATGAGTCTATCAAGGTTGAGCTCAGCAATCGTCCCGGTTTGATTGCTGATGAATTTCAAGAAGCCGTTGGCATCATTGACGAGATCAAGTCAAACAGTGACGCCAGCGATGAGCAATGGCTTCTTGAAACAACCGAGCAGTTCTGTCAAGAAAAAGCCATTCACAATGCCATCCTTGAGTCCATTCATATTCTTGATGGCTCAAACAAGCAATTCAACAAGGGAGCAATTCCCGTTCTCTTGACCGAGGCTCTTTCGGTTTCGTTCGATCCCTATGTCGGTCATGACTACATCGACAACGCCGAGAAGCGGTATGAGTTCTATCATCGAACGGAGAAGCGCATTCCGTTTGATCTTGAATATATGAACAAGATCACTCGTGGTGGTTTGCCTAGGAAAACTCTTTCCTGTATTCTCGCAGGAACTGGGGTTGGGAAATCTCTGTTCATGTGTCATATGGCAGCATCCTCGCTTTCAGAGAATCTGAACGTTCTGTACATCACAATGGAAATGGCTGAAGAACGTATCGCCGAGCGAATCGATGCCAATCTGTTGAACGTTCGTGTTGATGAACTTGAGACTATGCCGAAAGATATCTATCTGCGAAAGATTCGTAGTCTTGAGTCCAAGACCAAAGGCAAACTGATCATCAAGGAATATCCCACGGCATCGGCATCTACTGCACATTTCCGTGCACTGTTGAATGATCTGGCATTGAAGCGCAACTTCGTTCCTGACGTTATCTTCGTTGACTATATGAACATCTGCGCCTCTGCTCGACTGAAGCATGGTGCAAACGTCAACAGCTATTCGTACATCAAAGCCATTGCCGAAGAGCTTCGTGGACTGGCAGTTGAGTTTGACGTTCCGGTTGTGACAGCCACTCAGACTACTCGATCTGGTTATTCCAACTCTGATCCGGGCATGGAGGATATCTCTGAGAGCTTTGGAACTGCGGCGACCGTTGATTTCATGATCTCGATTGTTGCAACAGAACAGTTGGATGCAATGAATCAGATTTTGGTCAAACAGCTAAAGAACCGTTTCTCCGATCCATCCAGCAACAAGAGGTTTGTTCTTGGAATCGACCGAGCCAAGATGCGTCTGTATGACGTCGCTCAGACTCAGCTGGCGGATTCCGGTCAAGATGACGTTCCGATTGCAACTCGGATTCTTCAACAACCGCATTCTAAACCAATGCTTAACGGTGACGGCAAGTACGATAAATTCAAGACGTTCTCCTTCGACTAAATAGCTAACACGGGGCAAATTCTATGGGGAACTATTGTGTTAGATTTCGTCAAATTTCTTCTCGCCGAATCAGTAACCAAGGAGTTCGGTAAGCTAAAACATCTCGAGCATCTTGAAGATCACGTTATCAATGACGGCGAGCATGGATTTCATCATGCCGTTAAAGTGCTTGATCATATGCATACCAAACTCAAGGGTGGGTTTACTGACTCCAAACTGACCACAAAGTACGACGGTTCTCCTTCGGTTGTTTTCGGTCATCACCCCACGACCGGCAAGTTCTTCGTAGCATCTAAGTCTGCATTCAATAAAAACCCCAAGATAAACTATACGCCAGAAGATATTGAGCGCAATCATGGGCATGCTCCAGGATTGGTCGCCAAGCTCAAGCAGTCTCTTGAGCATCTTCCCAAAGTGGCTCCGAAGAAGGGCGTCTATCAGGGCGATCTGATGTATGGTGAAGGCGACGTTCATGAGCATGGTGGTGCTCAACATTTTACGCCCAACACCATCATGTATTCCGTGGACAAGAACTCCAAGGAAGGCAAGAAGATCAGCAAAGCCAAACTCGGCGTCGTTGTACATACCAAATACCATGGCAGCAACCTTGAGGATATGAACGCAGGGTTTGATCCTGATACGCATAATTTCTCTCATCACTCTGATGTTCATATGATCGATCCTGAGACCAAGATCGATGCTGGTTCATATTCCGAAGCTGAAGAAGCCAAGTATAAGAAGCACCTGAAGGCAGCGCACAAAGCCTTGAGCATGACTCATCCAGAGACGTTTGCCGAGACTACCCATCATCAGGAACACCTGAAGACCTATATCAACAAAACCGTCAGAACAGGCGAAAAGCCATCCGTAGAAGGGTATCGTCAACACCTTTCCGAGCAGGGCGCAAAAGCAGCTGAGAAGGTTTCTACGGAGAAAGCCAAGAGGCAGCGGCTCGAGCATACGATGGGATTATTAAACCACGTTGATACTCATCATGGCAAGTTCAAGTCGTTATTGGATATCCACCACCATCTCCAGCAAGCCAAGGACGTTCTGGTACATTCTCTCTCCAAGAATACAGGAGATTATGAGCACAGCGTCGATGGGAAAGAAACGAAGCCCGAAGGGTTCGTTGCAACTGTTGGTGGGCATCCTACAAAACTGGTCGATAGAGCTGAATTTTCCAGAGCTAATTTCGCTAAGACCAGAGGATAATTTTATAAATAGAGTATAATGTAAATACCCCACAGAGCGGGAATTCATATGTCAATTAACGAAGATAAAAGGGAGGAAATGTCCAAAGGGACCAGCAAACATGCTGTGTTCACCTTTGGGCGATGTTGATTCTCACCACCTACAACTGGACACAAGAAACTCGTCGATTCAGTAATAAGCCACGCCAAAAAGGCAAAGGGCGATCATTACGTCTTCGCCTCTCAATCGCAAGATCCAAAGAAAAACCCGCTGCACCATGACGAGAAGGTTTCGTTCATGAGCAAGTTCTTTCCGCACGCAAACGTTTCCGACGAAAAGACAGTAAAGACTCCGATTGATGCGATGAAGCATCTCCATGGTAAAGGTTACAAAAGAGTAACCATGGTCGTTGGTTCTGATCGCGTTCAGGAAATGCACAACCTTCTTCATCGTTATAACGGCAAGGATTATAACTTTGACCATATCGAGGTCAAGTCGGCTGGCGCAAGAGATCCAGACGCAGAAGGCGTTGAGGGAATGTCAGCGTCTAAGATGCGCGCTCATGCCTCAGCAAAAGAGTTTTCGAAATTCAGAGAAGGCGTTCCTAATCCTGATCACGCCGAAGAATTGTATCATGCCGTTAGAAGGGGATTGAAATTGGAATCTGCACAGAAACACTTCAAGGCACTTTTCCTTGTTGGAGGTCCGGGAAGCGGAAAGGACATTCTCATCAAGTCAGGGCTGCAAGAGTCCGGAATGGTTGAGATCAGCCTCGAGAAGATGTACAAAACCATACTCGAGAAGAACTCGCTAAAAGAACTCAGTTCTTTCAGTTCGGTCTTTATAAACGGCAATGCTGACGACTACAACAAGATTGACGTTTGCCGTAAAGTATTTGAGCAAATGGGCTATGATACTTCCATGCTGTTCGTCTATACAGAGAACGCCGAGTCGAAGAGAAGAAACGACGTTCGCATTCAAAGCGGATCCAAAACGTTCTCGGAAGAAGCTAGACTGAACAAATATAGTCAGTCAATCATGAATATGAAAAGATTCTCCGAAGAGTTCTCCAGCTTCTTTCTCTATGACAACTCCAGAGATTTTCGAAGAGCAAACGAAGCAACCAAGAAGGAAATAATTGGTTGGACGAAAGAGCTGTTCGAAGGAATATCTAACTTCATAACAACCCCACCATCAAACCCCGACGCAATCAAATGGTTGGTCGAGTCGGGGAAAATAGACGTCACTCATATCAATCAACTCTTTGAGGAAACAATCGGAGAAAGCAATGAAGATCTTAAAACTTTTGAAGAAGCTGTTCTGGGCAGAAGTTCCAGAGGAAGTAAAAAAGGAATCGCCAGTGACCCCAGAGAAGGTGGAATCCCCAAGTCCTCAGACAACAGAGCCGAGCGAGTCGTCGCCGCCGAAGCCGAAGAAGCCAAGGCAGACACAAGCAAAGGCAAAAAAATCTACAGGAAACAAGCAACCAACCCAGGGAAATACTTCGACTCGAAAATAGGTGCAGTTCCGTCGGGCGGAATTGGACTTACTGCTTACACAGTTGCTGAAAAGAAATCCTTCTCGAACTTCAGAAAGAAATAACGGAGAACTAAAATGAATCCATTCAATGACAAAATTAACAAGACAGTTGCTGAAGCCGCAAAGAAGGTGATGGAAGAATCTAGTCATCACGACTTCAAAGTTGGAGACAAAGTCCATCTTGGAATGGCTCTTAAGGGCGGGGCTGGATATGAAGGAACAATTCATAAAATCGAGGACAACGTTGCTCACGTGAAGCTCGAAGACCCAACCTCAAAGTGGGGTCCAAGAATTCTCAAGGGAAGAGTTGATGCTTTGACTAAGATGAGCGAAGGCTACAAGGAAGACGAAAAGAAAGCTCCTTTTAAAGGTCCGTATCGCGACGCAACCAAACCTAAGAAAGACCAATTCGGCAACGTTATTAAGAATAGAGCCAAGAACCTTGCCAAGCAGGGAATGCGTGGTGTTCATAAAGAAGAAGTCGAGCAGATTGATGAAT